TTCAATCCATTCTTCATTATTAATGGCAGCAATAAACTTTTTAAATTTACTTAATCTTGGAGCGCCTAAATTAAAACACATATTAACAAGAACTAATTGTATTGATTCAGGTTTATTATCTAAATCTGGAAATATCTTTTTAGCTTCATTAATAAATTTTTCAACATCAGAATTAAATACTTCATTTACCCTATCTTCAGAAATTTTAGTTCCAACAGGCCAACCATATTCTGGATCTTTGTCAGTTATTAAATGACCTATACCAAAAGTAGCATACCCTAAATGATCTTCATAAATTTCGTATTTAACACCTTCGTCAATTTTTAATTGCTCTCTTAATTTATCTATATTCATTGTTTATCTTTATTGTTGTATTTATCGTCTTCAAAAGTTAATTTGAACTTAGGTAAGTCCTTCATGTGCTCTTTTCTAACTCTTACATTTAACATGCTATTCACACACCAAGAGGAATCCAATCGGGATAATTGTAAAAGAAGCTCAAAAAGTTTAGCCGTTGCTTTAGACCGTGAGGTAAAAACAATGTCTTTATGACTTACCAGCTTATCTTTGATCGTATTTGATCCAAAATAAGTAGCTAATGCCGTTCCGTATTTACCGGTAAAACCAATATAATAAGATCCGTCAGTATAGTATGTGATGTATACCTTATAAACTTTCTCAGTTAGTTTCGTCATCTGTATTTGCGCCTTGATCTATAACAGCTTCGCTATTCTTTAATTCTATTTCTTGAACGGGTTTAACCGTTGGTTCAGTTTTTTGCACTATCGTTAAAATTGGCACGTTTGCCTGTTGCAATGAAGCCTGACCAACCGGTTGTTTTTGATACCCATATTCTAATAACTTTTCAGCTATTCGAACTCGTAAATTTTGTGATCTAAAATCATCCTTGCCTTTAAGCTTAGATAATTCTTTAACTAATATATTAATAGGATCTATACCTAATTTCTTTAATTTTTCTATACTTGATTTATCTATGGTACTTTTTTCAACTGTGCTTTTTGGTGGTCTACCAGCCCCAGGCCTAGCACCTCCTTTTCCAGCCATAATTATACCGCCTATCAAGTTAAAGTTATTTTCTATTGTTAAATATATAAGTTAACACAAAATACCACAAATAATGTGGCTCTGTTGTCTGTAAGGTATAGATTTTGAAACTTTTAAGGGAGATTGTTGCCTTTGGCATAAATTGGGTCTTATAGCTTATTAGGCTTTATAGGCTTATATACTTATTTATATATTTATTTATGGCTTATAAGGCTTATATAGGCCTTAGGCTTATATAAGCTTATATAAGCCTTAAGCTTTAGCGTTTTTCTGTAAGACATAGAATTAGGAATAGCCTTATAAATTATAAGTTTCTTTCCCTTTTTATTTTAGCCTTATAAAGGTTTATTTTACCTTCTTTTGATTTTCTTACTTTTATTTCAGATGGTTTTTCATATCTTTGCCTTTCTCGGTATGTTTTCATTATACCTAATTTGCTAGATTTGTTTTTCATCTTACGAAGTGCTTTTTCAAGGTTACCGTCTTTAACAATAACTAAAAAATTACCTCGTTTTTGTGGTTTATTTATTATAACAATTACCCCCTCTCTAAAATATTAAATTAATTAATACACAAGATATAAAGCCTAGACTAAACCAGGTTACCTCCTGTTTATTATTGGAACAAAACCAGTATATTTTTTCAATACCTTCTCCAATTTTTTCTAATGCTTGGTATATATATTTATCCATTTTTTCTCCTTTTATGCAAAAGCAAACTCAGATTGCAATATTTCACTGCTATCTAAATTTCCTCGTTTAATCATAGGTACCAAGTTTCCAGTTTCATTTAATATATGTTGAAGTGGATCTTGGTCTATAATATATTTAAATTGTTCTCTGATACATTTTTGCATATCAACCACATTACAAGCATGTGAGCCATAACTGTCATGTGCAGAAACTATATCAAAGTTACATTTATCAATTACAAGCATTAAATGTAATGAGTCCAAATTATGAATTGTATTAGGACTTATTCCAGCCTTAGCCTTACTAATATTTTGTACTGCTAATTCTGTTTTAATAATTAACTCTAATTGATAATCCCATTTATACGATTTATCTGCATTTTGTACATATAAACCATCATGAACAAATACAATACCTCTTTTATATTTGACATATTTTTGTGTAAACGGAAAATTGCTAATTAATGTTTTATGAGAATATTGTTTACCAGTACCCTTCATATATTTTTCGCAATTATCCTTAAACAACTGCATAGTTGCTGAAACCATAGGAAATTCTTGTTCAATTGTTAAATAAACAAGAGCACCTAAAGCCCTAGCCGCTGAATGTTGTTTGTTACTCAAATATACATTATCTATATCTCTAGTATCCTGTATTATTTGTTCACCCATACCTTGCTTGGTTGCACTATATCCATAAGTCATAACATTCCGTTTAACAATTTTACGCCATTCTTTAACGGTAAATTTAGACTTATCCCAATAAATGATGTCAGTTAATTTAAGTTCCTTTTTATATCTTCTCTGATACCATTTAATTAGCTTTTTATATAACTCAGATTTTTTATCATTATTTAATTCAGCAATTCTAAACCTATTTCTAAGTTTTTCTATGCCTTTAAAATATAAATTATAATAATCTAAAGCTACATCATCTGCTTTTTCTGCTTCTTTGTGCATTTTATCCACAACAGAAACTGCTACATGTGAATACATATCACCTGGTTTATTATCTGTTGTAGGTTTTACATTAACTAAATGTGCATGATTATCGTCTTTAGCTAAACTAAATAACCATTGCAAACCATTATTAGATCCATCTCTGTAACAAATGGTATGTGATACAAAATCCTCAACATTACCCATTGCTACAAAATGCTCATCCAATTTAGCTAATTCCATAACCGCTGATAAAAATTGAAATGGCTCTTCTGCTTCCATCCAACCTTTTGCATTATAAGGATCCTTACCCATTTTAACAAAGTTATAATATTCTTTTTCTACAAATTTAACTTTGTCATTATGTGGTAATTTATCTTCACCAAACATATTAGCTATATGATGATATAATTGGTTTAATCCAGTAGAGCCAAGTGGTTTACCTTCAGCAAATGAAAGCATACCTTTAGCATTATCTGAATTAAGTTCATTTAAATAAGCTGATAATGGATACAATCTACCACGGTTATCTGCTTGATATTGTTGGTAAAATACCTTTCCAACAAATGGTTTAGCTGCATTTAAAACTTGCTCAGCTTCTCTTTTCTTAGCCAATGCTCTTTCTCTTGATATTGTTTTAACCGAATTATGCTCAAAACAATCCTGATTAGTTTTTAATGCCCATTGGTAAACATTAAACAGTTCAGGTTTTACATAATAAGCTATTGATTGCTTTTTATTTACTGCATTTAATACAATAGGTGTATTATATTCATTAATTTGTGCTAATGTATCTTGATTAACATTTTTAATTAATCTAATTTCTTCACCATTGTCTATTTTTACTGTACCAAACTTCCAATCTGGAGCCCGGGATAATAAAGGTTTATAAGGATCTGAAACTTCAGAAAATTCTTTTACTAATTTTCTAAGATCATTTCTATTTTTACCTGCATAAACTTTATAAACAGTTTTAACTTTATTATGTTGATAATATTCTCTAATTAATTTTACAACCACCATAAATAAAGTGCTATATGAATTAATTATAAATATACCTAGCTTTAATGATATTGATGATTTTTTATTAACATTATAATAAGCCAATATTCTATCACCAATAGCAATAGCTAATTGTGTTAGGTTTTGTCCTTCAGATACACCAGTTGCTATCATTGAATGTGATAATTGTATTGCAATATTAAAATCTATTTTATAATTATTAATTGCTGTTACAACATCTGGTTTTCTATTACTTGTAGTTTTATTTGACAGTTTATCAAATAACATTTCCATTTGTGTTCTTATTTTTATCCCCACTGGACCTAGCGTTTCTAAACTGTGCAATTGCTCGTTTAACATTTTGTTTCCTCCTGCTTATTCTTAATAATTCATTTTCTATTTTAATAATTTCTTGTCCATAAATTTCGGTCAATGCTTTCATAGCCTTTATTTGATCTTGAGCTTTAATTTTATCTTTAATTAAACGCTTTTGCCTTGTCAGCAAAGACCTCAATTTACTTTCCCCTGTATTATCAACTATTAATTTTAGATGCGATTTTGTCATATTTTAAATCAATCTGATCAATTCCTTTATTTAAATGATCTATATCCTCCGTTATATCTTGGAAGCTTTTGTTGATAATAATTCCTATTTGTATTTGATCAAAAGCGATTCTATTTATTCTTCTATCTAAATGTCGATTAAAGAATAATAGAACCACAATTGAAAAAACTAATACAAATAACAACCAAGTTGGTATTGCTATCATTAGTTCCTTTCCATAATAAATTGATAATCAGTTTCACCAGCTATTGGTGGTCTAAAATCTTTTATTATGTTTCCAGTTAGTTTATTTTGTGCTCTGTTTTTATTATCAATCCAACTTTTAGTTTCCAATATATTATCGATAACTAAATTAGGATCTTCTAAATCAAAGCCTTTAACTCCAACATAATGAAATGCTTTGGTAATACGATGTTCATGTTTTTTAAAATAATTTTCATCATATCCACCAAATTTTCTAGGATTGTCATTAGGTTTCTGAGCTTTTCTTACATCAGATCCTTTTATAAATTGCCAATCTCTATCATTATTCATTTTGTTTTGTAATGCTGGAATAGCCGTTACAACTTTACATCTTCCATAATGACCTGTTGTATGATTGAAATTATGTGTTGCAATCTGAGCCAAGTTTTTAAATATAGGATAACCTATACCTAATCCTTGAAAGTCAGGAAGCACAACCACTCTTCCAATATTATAACAAGCTTTTAACTTTGGATGAGGAAAAGCATTTAAAGAGCCATAACCTACCAATGCATTATTCCAATAATACAAATAACAATGTGGTGTATTACTTGGAAGATCTGCAGTTAAATAGTGATGCTTTTTAAATACGCTCCAAGCACTTTTGTCGGCTTTTCTAATTTCCAAAGTGATGTTTGGTCGCCTGGCACTCCTTTCCGTGCTTAAGACTCCAGTTTTGGTATCAAATATCCAATCCGGTCTTAACCACTCAATAACATCATAATGACAACCTACCAATACGATATTTTTTAAGCCTTTTCTATCAACATATTTTCTAATGCTGTTAGATAATGCTTTGGCTACATTTCTATCAATTACAGAAGTATATTCATCTACCACTGCTCCGGATTGTAATGCTCTGGACATGTGTGCTCTAAATTTTTGTCCAGTTGATAATGTTTGATAAGGTTTAAGTTGATCAGGTATGCTATTTAAAGCAACTGCTGATAGTTTTTCTGAAGCCTCATCATATGAATTAAAATGTGAAGCAATAGCTTTGTTGGGATCCCAATCAAATTCCGCTTCTTTTAATCCTAATGATCTTAATATAGATGATTTACCACTACCACTAGGACCTACAATTAAACCAATACCAAAGTTTTTTGGCATATTAAATTGTGGTACCTCAAATTCATTTTCACCTGTCCAAGCAAAGTCAGATGCTAATGATATTCTTTTTGTTATATCATCTTGTTCAACTTTAGATTT